GGGCGACCCGGCGTCGCCCGGGGGCGGCGGCGGGGTTTTGCCCGGGGGCGGGGGCGGGGGCGGGGGCGACGTGGCGCCGCCCGACAGGCTGGCGCCGCCGTCCTCGATCTCGATGACTAGCTTCGCGCTGTCGGGCACGCCGGCCCCCCGGTCAGGTGAGGACGATGTGCTTGATGGTGCCCGCGGCGTCGTAGGGGAGGAAGGTGAACCGGATCGGGACCTTCCGCAGGACGCTGTTGAGGATGATCCGCGGGTTGGCGTTGGCGGCGAGGATGGCCTTGGTCGCCGTGAGGGTGGCCGGCGCCGCGGCGGCCGGGGTGCCGGCGGTGGCGGTCAGGACCAGGGCCGAGGCGATGTCCGAGGCGAGGCGGCCGATGGTCCCGAGCACGCCGATGGCGGTGCCGAACGGGAACGCCGGCCCGGTCACCCCGGCCATGTACTCGATCGCGTCGCACTGCATCGACCAGTCCCCGCCGCGGTAGACCATGTCGAGCAGCGTGTCGCCGTACTGGTCGGACCGGTTAATCAGTTCCTGCTTGGGGTCGTAGGAGACGTCGTAGCCGTTCTCCATGATCCCCATCGCCACCGAGTTGTAGGTGGACGAGTAGCGGCCGGCGATGAACGTGCCGAGTGCCATGTGGCGTAACCTCCGGTTGCGACCGGACAACCGGTCAGTTTTGGGGCGTCACCCCGTGTTCGGCGGCGATGCGCTGCTCGATGAGCGGGACGTGCTGGTCGACCTCGTCGGCCTCGTGCCGGCGGTACACCTCGGACGCCCGGCACCGCGGGCAGGAGACGGCCAGGCGCTCGCCGGTGGCGTGCCGCGGGAGTTTGGCCCGGGCCGGCATGCAGGCCACCCGGCGGTTCCCGATCATGGTGGCGATCGGGCCGGCTTGGTCGACCGTCAGGTAGTGGACCTCGGCCACCTCGGCCAGGGCGGCGGGGTTCTTGCGGGCGTCGGCGCCGCACCGCGGGCAGACCGGGTCGGCCGCCTCGAAGTCGGCGCCGGCGGCCGGGCAACCATCGGCGTGGCAGCGGTACACCTTCACGACCGGTCCTCCTGCTCCTCGATGTACATCACGTGCCGCGCCTTCCCGAACGACAACTCGACGGCCACCCCGGTCGGGTCGGCGCCGCCGTCCGGGTCGGCGAAGAACCATTCTCCGCCCTGCGGGCCGAGGTACGTGCCGCCCTCGAACACCGGGGGCTCGACGAACGACACGTCGGGGTCCGCGGCGTTCGCCAGGGCCGTGACGTCGTAGCTCATGTGCAGGGCGGCGCGGACCTTGAGGGCCAGCGCCCAGGCCCCGCCGTCCCGCCGGCGGTCGCGCGGGTCCTGCCCGGTCCGGACGGTGACGGTGGCGCGGAAGGCGTAGTACTCGTCCAGGCAGTGCTGCTGCGAGTTCGAGACGCCGCCGGGGTGGATCGCGACGAACCGCTCGCCGCAGTCCGGGTCGGGCTTCCCGTCCGGGGTGACGGAGCACTCCTCGGGGGCCAGCTCGAGCGCCGCCCGCAGGCGGTCGCGGGCGGCGTCGAGCAGGGCGTCCATCGTGCTCAGCGTGCTCACGCGGCACCGTCCGGGTCGGCGGGTCGGGCCAGGCGCAGGGCCGGGCGGTCGGCGGCGAAGAAGCACCCGCACCACTCGTCGGCCCAGACGAGCGGCCACCGGGCGAGGGAGTCGCCCGGGTCGAGGTTCGGCGTGGGCTGCGGCGGCCCGATGCGGCACTGCCCGCGGTCGGCCTCCTCGTACCGGCCGGTCGCCAGGTACCGGCCGGTTTTGCCGGTCGGGTGGTAGTTCACACACGCGTCGCACCGCGGCATCAACCCCCCCTCCGGGTCAGGGCCCGGGCCAGCCCGGCGGTCAGGCCCCGGGCGACGGCGGCCGTGACGGCGTCCCACCACGCCTGCGGCAGGTTCCCGCCCGGCGGCCACAGCGGGCGGGCCGGGAACGCCCGCGGGCTCCCGGCGTGGTGCCACGGCTTCTCGGTCGTCCCGACCGTCATCCGCCCGGGGCCGGCGTCGAGCACCTGCCCCGGCGGGCGGGCGGGGGCCGTCTCGTACCCGGGGGTGAGCGACTGGTAGAGGAGGCCGGTGTCCCGCAGGATCTCCACCGACCGGCCGGCCAGGACGTCCCGCCGGGACGCCACGCCGGCCCGCTTCAGCACGCCCCAGGCGATCCCCTGGGCGCGGGCCTCGGCCCCCTCCACGCCGCGGGCCCGGAGGTTCGCCAGGGTCCGGCGGTACACGTCCCGCCACCGCTTCTTCTGCGCGTCGGTGAGCCTCTTCAGCCCGTGGCCCCCGCCCAGCCCCAGCGCCTTCAACTCCCGCCGGCTCGTCCGCCGGCGGGCGATCGTCGAGGGGGCGAGCGGCTTCCACACGATGCCGTCGTCGCCGGCCCCGCCGCGCGCCTTGGCGGCGAACGCCCCCTGGATCTTCGAGAGGAGGGCGACCGCCCCGCGGGTCAGGGCCGGGCCGGCGAGCCCGAGCGGGTCGGGCCCGCGGCCGGTGACGGCGTCGGCCGCCGCCCGGATCGCCCGGGCGAGGTCCGCCCGACTGCCGCGGTACACGAGGTCCGGCACGGCGCGCCCCGTCAGATCGAGTAATCGAAATTATCGAGGTTGTCGTTGTGCGGGGTGTACCCCTCCCGCGTCCCCGTGCTCGTGCCCTCGACGTTCTGCGGGCGCGGGAAGGGCCACATGGTGACCCGCTGGTTGGACAGGACCGGGGCGTTCTCCTTCGGCTCGGCCACGTCCGGGAGGTTCAGCACGCCGGCGGCGATCTGCTCCATCTGCTCGACCGCCGCGTCGTACCGCGCCTGGACGCTCTTGGGCACGGGGTGGTTGCGGCGGAGGCAGAGGAGGTAGACCGCGACGTCGCGGGTCTTGAACCGCACCCAGTTCGACGCCGCCAGGGCCGTCGTCCCGTACCGCAGTTCCAGGTAGCCGTTCACCTCGACGGCGGCCGACTCCAGCACGTCCGTCTTCGTCGACGGGTCGTCGTCGACGCGGAACGCGGCCCCGGCCGCCGACAGGCGGTTGGTGACGTCCGGCCAGGTGCAGTAGGTGGTGATCGGCATGCCGCCGAGTGTCGGGCCTACCCGGTCAGCGGACCTGGAGGTTGAGCCGGACCTCGGGCGCGGAGGTGTTCCCGTTGGTGTCCGTGACGGTCACCCGGACGGCGATCGTGTAGTCGGTGTCGGCCGTGCCGCCGGAAACCCGGAGCCAGACGCCCTTTCCCGCGTCGACGTCGTCGTCGGCGGCGGTGGTAATGGTCGCGGTGCCGAACGTCAGGCCGGAGACGGCCGGGGCCGTCGGGGAGGAGAGGGTGCCGCCGCCGGCGACCTCGGGGAAGTTGGAGAAGTCGAACAGGTACGTCCGGATCTCGGACGGGCCTTTGATTTTCGTCGGGGCTGGGAACGCGGCGGGCATCCCCCGAAGGTGCGGCCTACCCGGGGGGCCGCCGGACCACGCGGTCGACGCTGCCGGGCCGCCGGACCACGCGGTCGACGTTCCCGGGCCGCCGGACCACGCCGCCCGACAGCGACGGGACCAGGCCGGCGCCGACCACGGTCGGCCCGGCCACGACGGCCAGGGCCAAGGCGGCCTCGACGGCGACCGCCAGGGCCGCCATTGCCGTGGCCGGGTCGGCGGCCGCGGCGGTGGCGACCGCGACGCCCGCCGTGGCGACCAGGGTTTGGGTCGCCGCCGGGTCGGCCGCCGCGGCGGTCGCGAGCGCCACGCCGGACGGCACCGCCAGGGCGCCGAAGGTCGGGGTCGGGTCGGCCGCCGCGGCCGTCGCGGCGGCTGCGCCGGGGGTAACGGTCAGCGTGCCGAAGGTCACGGCCGGCGCGACGGCGACGGCGGTCGCGGTCGCGGCTTCGGGCGTGGCGTTCCCGCCCGTCTGCACGGTCACGTCGGTCGCGGCGGCCGTCGCGGCTGCCGCGCCGGGCGTGACGACCAGGGCGCCGAAGGTCACGGTCGGCGCGGTCGCCGCAGCCGTGGCCGTAGACGCCTCTGGCGTCGCCGTCAGGGCGCCGAAGGTCACAGTCGGGGCAGACGCCGCGGCGGTCGCCGTCGACGCCTCTGGCGCGACGCTGAGCGCCCCAAACGTGATCGCCGGGGCGGACGCCGCGGCGGTCGCGGCTGCGGCTTCCGGCGTGACGGTCAGCGCGCCGAGCGTGGCGGTCGGGTCGACCACGACGCCCGTCGCGACTGCCGCGCCGGGCGTGACGGTCAGCGTGCCGAAGGTCGGGGTCGGGGCGGTCGCCGCGGCGGTCGCGGTCGCAACGCCGGCGGTCGCGGTCGTCGCCGCAGACCCGACGTCGAACGCGCTGGAGAACGCGCTAGAAAACGCCCCCGCCACCGGTCACCCCCAGTCCGGCCCGAACCCCGAATCGAACGCCCCGGCCGGTGGGGCGACTAAGGGACCACTTCATCGACCGCGAGCGGCAGGTTGAGCGCCGCGATCACCTCTTGCGCGTCCTGCTGGAACTGGAGCAGGACGCGGGCGAGTACCCGCCGCCGCAGCGCCACCTCCTGCGCGACGGTCAGCGCCGCGACCTGCGAGGCGATGGCGGCCGGGCTCAGGTCGCGCCGCGGGCGGTAGTCGAACCCGTCGCGGATCGCGTTCCCGGCCGCGATCTGCTCGACGGTCGCCTCCGGTCGGTACTGCACCGTGACGTTCGCGGCGGAAGGCGGGGAGCCGGCCGCCGAAACCCCGTCGATGGGGATACCGGCGGCGCGAATCGTCAAGTCCAGCACGGTCAACCGATTCATCGCCATTGGTCGCCCCTTTAGTCGATCTGGGCGAGCCGCCGGACGACAGCCCGCGTGATTTGGGACAGCCGCCGCACCTGCGCGGCGACCTGGGCGTTCGTGGGGTTCGCCAAGGCGAGGTAGGCGTCGATGTCCGCGACCGCCTGCGCCGCCGCCTGCCGCAGCGTCTTCCGCTCCGGGTGCCGATCCTCTTCCCACGCCTGATGCGCCGCGTCCGACCAATCGAACGCGGTGAGGGCCGCGCCGGCGTCCGCCCGCTGTTGGGCCGTCGCCTCAGGCCGGTAGTCGATGCGGACGTTACCTTGTGCGCCAGACACGCCGTCGATCGGGCACACCGCGGCGATCGCCGCGTGAAGGCGGTTAAGCATCGAACGCCCCCGTTATCCCTTGCACCACGACAAGATCGTTGATGGTCTGGGTCCCGGACGGGCTCGACTCAATCCACTGGTAGTAGTGGAACCCGAGCGGGACTTGACGGTTCAGACGGGAGGAGCCGTACCCGTACTGCGCCCCGGACAGCGTCGTGTTTTCGACGTTCACGTCGTTGGCGACAGTCGTCGTGCTGTCCTCGCCGAAGGCGTGGAACATATGCCCAGTAAAACCCGCGAACCGACTCGTCGCCAACGTCAAATCGACCGACGACGCCCCCGCGAGTCCGGAGACCACCTGGACGCGGTTCGCGGTGTCGTTGTTCGCCGCGCGGTACGTCGCCGACCCGTAAGACCACGACGCCGTATTCGTCTTGGCGAGCGACCGCGCCACCCGGTTGTAGGCGTTCCAGACGAACCGCTTGGCCTTCGAGTCTTCGGTCGCCGCGGTGCCCGTGGTCCGGATCGTGCCCAGATACCGCCGCGTCGTCGCGCCGCTCTTGACGTACACCCCGTCCTGCGTGGTCAGGGCGTCGGCCCGCGTCGTGTCGTTCGTCCAGGCCGCCGACAACTCCAGGGTCAGCGTCCCGGCGTTGTCGTACAGGAACACGTCGTAGTTCTTGTCGCTCGTCAGCCCGGACAAGGCCAGCGACCGTTCCGTGAACGTGTGCAGGGTCCAACTCGTGCCGTCGTACAGCCCGATGCCGTTGTGCGTGAACGGGGTGTAGTAGATCGTGCCCTGACTCGTCCGGTCCGACGTGCTGACGCCGACGCCGGTTTCCGTGGTCAGCCGGCCGCCCGGCGTCAGCGCCTGCGGCTTGTACGCGCTGACGAGGAAGTCGCGCACGTCCTGCGCGCTGATGTCCCCCGCCGTGTTGTCGGCGAGCAGGGTCTGGAGGCTCGCCAGCGACCGCGTCGTGTCGGGCACGAACTACCTCACTTCCCGGCGGCCGCGCCGCCGACGACGGGTTCCGGGGTCACCTTCAACGCGGCCAGGGCGGCCAGTTCGTCCGGCTTCAGGCGGCGGGCCTTGGCGGCCGCGGACGCGGCCAGCACGAGTTGCCGGCGGCGGTCCGCCAGCACCCGCTTCTTCTCCCGCAGGGCGGCGATCTGGGCGTCCAGCGCGTCGCACTCCGCGTTGAGCAGGTCGATGGCCTGCCCGCCGTTCATCTCGAAATTCATGATCGCCTCGGCGTTGGCGGTGGTGTGGGGTCGGGGTCCCGGGCCGGGCCGGGCCGGGCGTCAGCAGTTGATCTGCAAGTTGCCGCCGGACCCCGACGTCGCGAAGTCGAGCGTGACGTCCGACCCGTTGGTGGTGAAGTTCGTGAAGTCGAAGTACGCGATCGGGACCGACGCCGCGTCGTTGGTGATCTCGCGGACGAGCGCGGCCCCCGCGACGACGTCGTTGCTGGCCCCGCCGAGCGCGGTCCACGTCAGGTCGGTGATGGTCCCGACCACGCGGTTGTTGGTGTTGTCCACCGACAGGCTGATGGTGGCCGTCTTCCGGCCCGCCCCGCCGTACCCGCCGGTGTAGTTCGTCGCCGACACTTCGCCCGACCCGGCGGTGAGGTCGTCCACGAAGTCGTGGTCGGGGTTGTAGGTGTACTCGTCGCTCAACAACATTACTTTTAGCGTCGACGTGTCGAGGTCGATCGTCCCGTCGAGGATCTTCGAGAGACCGCTCTGGTACCACCCGGAAGCCATGTCAGGTCACCTCGTCGGGGTCGGGGCGGAGGAACTGGGCCGGGATGTCTCGGGCCCGGACGGACACGCGGCCGTCCGTGTACACCTTCTCGTACCCGTACCGCCGGAACCCGAGGGCGGCGGCTTGGCGGAAGATCGCGGCCTGCACGTCCCGGACGGCCTCGGGGGACAGGGCCCCGCGGGCGAGCAGGCCGTGGGTGTGGGCGACGGCGGGCTCGCCCGGGTCGCGGGTCAGGGCGCAGACCGCGAAGTACGGCGGCCGCGGGCCGGCCGCCGCGTCCTCGGGCCGGTGGACGCGGACGAGCACGGCGACGCCGGCCGGGTCGAGTGGCTGCACGGTCGTGACGTACCGGGCCAACGGCGCCCCTCCCAACGAAACGGGCCGCCCGCGGGCGGCCCCGGCCGGCGGAACGTCCGCGGGGCCGTTACGGCCCGCCCACGGGGACGATCGTCGCCGACAGCGTGTACGAGCCGGACGACCCGCCCGCCGCGAACGCGTACTTCACCCGCAGGCGGTCGCCGAACGGGCCCTGGACGCTCGTGTTCGACGCCAGGGCCCCGTCGGACGCGGCGAGCGTCGCCGTCCCGGGGCTGGCGAGTTGCGACAACTGGAAGACCCGCACGGCGGCGGTCGTGGAGAACTGGAAGGCGGCCACGTCCCGCCACGTCGTCCCGCCGTCCGGGCTGGCCTGCACGTAGACGTCGAGGGTCGGCGCCCCGCCGGTCGGGACCGCCGACACGTTGAGAATGCCGACGACGCCCTGGTACCGGTGCAGGCCGGTGAGGGCCGCGCCCGCCCCGCTGGCCGAGACGGTCGTGGCCGCGAGCAAGGTGGTGGCGTTCTCGACCGGCATCCCCGCCTCCGTCGTCGGCTACACCGGGCCAGTGCGGCCCGGTCCGTACCACTCACCCAGCCCGCGTCAGCGGACCCGGGCCCAGGCGATCCCCTTCGGGACGTTGATCTCGACGCCGACGTTCTGCAGGTTGTGCAGCTCGAACCGGGCCGGGTCGGCCTTCTCCAGAATCCAGGAGTAGTGCCCCTGGCGCTCGACCGGCGGCGCGAGGTCGTTGTCCTTGACGATCTCCGACCCCTCCACCATCTGGAACCACGAGTCGTCCGGCTCGATCATGAACGTCACGTAGGAGTCCGGCAGGACCTGCGTGCTCGCCAGGGTCGTGGCGTTCGTGGTCGCGACGCGGAGTTGGCCGGCGTAGGAGTGGAACACGTAGTTCGGGCACCCCTTGAGGGTGAACGACTCCAGCCCGCTCTCGGTCCCGTCCGGGTTCTTGGTGCCCACCCGCTCGTAGGTCGCGAACGGGGTGCTCGACGTCCCGGCCAGTTGGCGGACCTTGTCGTTCTGGAGGATGTACATCTTCGTGATCGGGTCGACCCAGACGTGGGCCAGGGGCTCGCCGACCTGGCCCATGAACGCGGCGCTGATCTTCTCCAGGTGGAGCGGGATGTCGGTCGACGCGGTGGCCCAGGTGGCGTCGATGATGTTGGCCCCGGTCTCCATCTGGAGGCCGGCCGCGAACGACCCGCCGGAGAGGATGTTGCTCGACGGGATGCGGTGGTCGACCGAGATGTAGGTCCCGGTGCGGGTGAACGTCGGGACGAGGTCGTCGCCGTTCAGGAAGAACCCGTAGATGCCGCCGTTGAACAGGGCGCCGGCGGTGACGAACTCCCGCAGGTTGTCCTGCCGCATCTTCAGCGTCTTGGCCTGCTTCTCGATGTACCGCATCCCCATCACGTCGCGGGTGCCGGCGTGCTCGCCGATCGCGCGGATCTGGTTGACGGTGTCGTAGAGCATGCCGACCTTCTCGGCGGACCGCGCGAGGGTCAGTTGGACGTTGCCGATCGGGTTGGCCGCGGTGGACCCGGCCGGGGCCCCGGGGAGGCGGCCGCGGGCGACGTCGCGGACGTTGTCGTACAGGTCGTAGGTGTAGGTCCGCCCGGGGACCTTCTGGACGTTCGGGCCCCCGATGTTGAACCCGAAGAACTTCGACAGCACGTTCCCGGGCGTGCGGAGCCGGGACACGATCTTCGTGACCACGCTCGGGGTCAGGATGCTCAGGACGTCGCTGGCCATCGGGCGGGTCTCCGGTCGGTGGTCGGTGGTCGGTCAGGCGGCCCGGGCCGGGGGGCGGGGCGGACCCCGCCCGCACCGGCCCGGGCGGCGGGGGTCACGCCACGGTCATGGTGTTGGCGCCGGACGGGATCGCGATGTACTTCGCCCCGTCGGGCGTGGCCACGATCTCCACCGTGGCCCCGATCTTGTTGCCGGCGGTGCTGAACGCGACCGAGGTCGCGGCCGCGTTGTTGAACGTGATGAGCTTCCCGGCCGGGGCCGTGACCGTCATGTTCTGGTCCACGGCGTTGTGGAACCGGAACCGGTACCCGCGGGCGGCGGAGCCGACGGCCGGGAGCGTGAAAATGACGGCCCCGCTCGCGCCGAGGGTCGTGAACGCCTTGCCGCTGTCGGTCGACAGGACCGTGTAGTCGGCCGTCTTGGCGACCGGGGCGGTGAACGCCAGGTGGGTGAACCGCAGGTCGTCCCAGGTGCAGCGCGGGCCGAGGACGAGGCGGGCGTACTCGTCGAGGTTGACGAGCGACGCGGCCTTGACGTGGCCGGCGTAGACCATCTTCGCGGCCTTGGCCCGGACCGCGCCGGCCCGGGCGTCGTACATGTTCACCGCCTCGGCCAGGATGCCGACCGGGATCTGCGTCCCGTCGGTGGCCGTGGGGTCGTAGTCCGCGTACAGGCCGGTCGAGGTGATGACGCCGAGGATGAGGCCCTTCCGCAGGGTCGTCGTCGGGGTGTTCCCGGAGTCCACCGCGCCGCTGTCCAACTGCACGCCCATCACGTTCCACGTGTGGGCGGGGCCGAACAGGAACTCGTTCTCCGAGGTCTCGACCGCGGTGTCGATGCCCGGCAGGTTTTGCAGGTAAGCGAAGGACATCTGTCGGGTCTCCGGGGTCGTCGTCGTCGGGAGTCAGAGGCCCTGGTGCTGCCCCAGGCGACCCCGGGTTATGAGCCCGGGGCGAGCGGCTGGCCCGCCTCCGCCGGAATCACTTGCCCACGTTGCTGAAGAACGCCTCGACGATGGAGTCGTCGTCGGCCGGGCTCTGCTCCTGGTACGGGCTCGGGTCGGCCGGGCGGGCGGCGCCGCGCTGGCTCAGGCGGGTCTTCTTGCCGCCGGCCGCGGGCGGCGCCTTCCAGGTCCCGGCCTTGGCCATCTCCTCGAACGCTTCGAGCTTCGCGACGAGGGGGTGCGGGGCGAGGCGGGCGTTGCCCGTGAGGCTGAGGCGGGCCTTCTTGATCTGGGCCACGAACGGGTTGATGACGGCCGGGGCGGCGCCCCGGCGGACGAGGGATTGGGCCCGGCCGATCAGCTTCTCGCGCTCGAGTTCGACGACTCGCCCCTTGTGGGCGTCGAGGCTCATCTGGAACGGGGGCGGCGGCGGGGTCGTGGTGCCCTCCGGCGGGCCCTCCAGGTCGCCCGGCGGCTCGTCGAGGTCCTCGGTCTCCGGCGGGAGCATTTCGTCGCCGTCCGGCTCGTCGTACTCCTCGGAGTTCATGGCCGCGACCTCGATGAGGTCCGCCAGGTGCTCCGGGTTCTTGATGTTCGCGCCGTCGCCGATCTTCACGCCGCACTTGGCCAGGGCCTCGGCGATGCGGGCCCACGCGGACTTCTTGGCCGGCCCGGCGGACTCGATTTCGGGCGGCGTGGTGTCGAGGTCGTCGGCCATCGGGTGCCCCTTCGGGACGGCGTAGTGCTCCAGTGCGAGCCTGAGTCTGCGGCCTACACCGCCGGGGCCGGCGGGCCCCGCGCCGAGGCTCATCCGGACCAGCGATTCCAGGTTCCCGGCCGCGGTCAGGCGGGGGTGCGGGCGGTCCGGGTCGGCCCCGACGGGGTGCTGGTGCCGCTGGACGGGACGGGGCGTGGCGGCGAGGTGGGTCACCGTGGGGCCGCGCCAGGTGCGGCCGTCGGTGTCGGTCCAGTCCCACTGGATTTCGGGGCTGACGAACCGGACCTTGCGGAACTGGTCGAGGTCCCGGGGGTCGTCCCCGGTGACGAGGGCCTTGAGGCGGCCGTCGGGGGTCAGGTCGAACCGCTCGATGCGGCCGAACACGCCGCGGGCGAAGTCGCGGTCCTTCGCCCCGCGGGACATCCGCAGCCGCTCCGGGGTGACGTCCTGGTGCTCCCAGCACAGCGGGATCTGCCACCCGTCGCGGACCTTCGCGTTCCCCGTCCCGGCGATGTGCCGGAGGTCGGCCGGGGTGAACGTGTAGGACGCGGCGCCGCCGTCCTCCGTCGGCACGACCACCCGGCCGGCGTAGGCGATGTCCTTCCAGAGGGTCCAGGGCTCTGCCATGCCCCCATCGTCGGACCTACGCGGGGCGGTAGCGGCGAGACTCGGACGCACCTCGGGAGGGCGCCGGAATGGCCACGGTCTACTGGGTCGGGCGGCAGCGGAAGCGGGCGCAGGTCGACACGATCACGGTCGGGTCGGCGACCGCCGCCCAGACGTTCACCGTGACCGTCGGCGGGCGGAAGACCGTCACCTACACCGCCGGCGGCAGCGAGACGACGGTCACCGTGACGGCCGCCCTGCTCGCCCTGCTCCAGGCGATGGACGACGGGGAGTTCACAGAGTTGACCTTCGCGACGCCGTCGTCCGCGACGTCGACGATCACGGCCACCGGCCCGGACGACGGGTGCCCGTTCACCCTCGCCGTCGGCGGGACCGGGACGATCAGCCGGACGGCCACCACGACGCCGCTCAGCCCGCACGACCTGAACGACGCCGCGAACTACTCGGGGAACGCCGTCCCGTCCGCGTCCGACGTGCTGGTGTTCGAGGACGGCGACGTCGACGCCAAGTACAACGCGGCGGCGCTGACGGCGATCGCCCTGGCGAGCGTCACCCGGCGGGCGTCGTACACCGGCCGCCTCGGCCTGCCGAGCGAGAACCCGAACGGGTACCCGGAGTACCGGACCCAGCACGTCGAACTGAACTGCCCGACGGTCAACCTGGAGCAGGCGGCCGGGGACGTCGCCGGGCAGTTCCGCCTGAAGTGCGTCCACACCGGGAGCGCGGCGACGTTCACGATCGCCGGCGGCGGGGCCGGGGCGGTCGGGGAGGAGGTGTTCGAGGTGTTCGGCCTGCCGGCGTCGTCGGTCGTGCAGGTGTCCGGGGCGTCGGTCGCCCTGGCCCACCTGGCCGGGCAGACGGCGACGGCGGCCACGGTCGCGGCGAAGGACGCGGTGGTCTGGATCGGGGCGGGGGTGACGCTCACGACCGCGTCCCTGACCAACTGCCAGGGGCGGGTGGAGGCGTCGTGGACGACGCTGACCATGCTCGTCGGCGGGCGGGTCGAGGTGCTGGGCGCCGCCGCCGGGTCGGCGGCCGGCACGCTCGTCTACAAGGGCACGCTCGTCTGGAAGTCGACCGGCGCGACCGGGAACAGCCCGGTGGTGGGCTCCGGCGGGACGGTCGACTTCTCCCAGGCCCCGGCCGCCGTGACGGTCGGCGGCACGGTCGAACTCAACGCCGGGGCGGGGTGGCTCGACCCGGCCGGCGTGATCTCCACGAGCTACAACCTGAAGCTCAACCGGTGCAACGCCGCCGACGTGAACCTGGACCTCGGGGTGAACAAGACGCTCGCGGTCTCGTGAGCCGGGTCGGATTTCAGTTCAGACTGGGTTGGGGTGTGGGGCCTCCGGTCGCGACGCGAACGTCGTCGTCCACACACTCCCAAACCCACCCGGACGGCAAGATAAGTACCGTCCCGGGCGGGCCGCCGACGAATTGTTCGACGGCCTCGCACACCAAATCGACCTCTGAAACCGTCCGGCCGTCCAGGAGGATGATGTCACAGCACTGCCGGTCGGCCGGCTCGCGGCGGATGATTATCTTCACGCGTGCTCCAGATTGATTACCCACGCCGTTCCACGTTCTGGGACGGGCGGTCGCACAAGGATCTCATGGCCTCCGCCTCGCGAGCGGCCCACGCCCGCAGGTGGTCGAATTCGGCCCACGGCGGGTCGTCCGGCATCCGGAACTCGACCCCGGGCCAGCGGGCCCGGAGCAGCGCCCGGGTTAGTTCGCGGTCCAATCCTCCGACGGCCTGCTCCAGGCCGAACAGATGGTGGTATTTCCGCCGTTCGCTCAAGACTTCCCGGTGAACCTCGGCCGAGGTGATGAAGCGGCGGTCGCCGGGAAGCTGGTACACGTGACGCGACCCCGCGTCCGGCGGCGACATCGCGCCCAGCAAGACGCCCGCGGGGATGTTCCTGTGAAACAGATTGGTGAGCAGACTGACCCGGCGGACGGGGTTCCGGGCCGTCAGGAAGTCACCCCACCCTTGCCCGATCCATCGCCCGGCTTCGACGTCGACCGCGTCCACGAACCCCCGCCGCACCACGACCCACGCCTCCCCGTTACTCTCCTTCGGCCAGCCGGCCAACTGGACGGTCGGGAACCGGCCGAGCAGGCCCATCCCCCGACACACCCCGTGGTCGGTGAACAACTCCCACTGCCGGAGGCGGTCCCGGCACTCGTCGCACCGGCACCCGGGGTCCACGTGGCAGGCCGCCGGCGGGTGCCGGTCCAGCCGCACCGACAGGCGGATGAATTCGGCCCGCGGCGGGTCGCCGCCGCGTTCCTCCAGCCAGTCGGCGTAGACGAGCCGGTGCGTGTCGTCGCCCGGCTCGTCCTTGACCCGCTGCAGGATCGCCGCTTCCTCGTCCGACATTACGCCCCCTCCCGATCACCCCGTGGGACGGGTCACTTGCCGCCGGTGCCCTTGCCCTTCGGCTTGACGCTCACCGGCGGCGGGGGGGACTCGGGCTCGGGCGTGGTGGCCGCGTCGAGGCTGGCCAGGAGGACGGCGTTGGCGGCCTCCAGGTGGAGGACGTACTCCCAGACCGCGACCTCGTCGGCGGTCATGAGTTCGCCCGTGCCGGTCGGGTAGATCTTGTGCGGCATCACCCGGTCGAGCCCCCACGGGAGGTTCTGCACCGTGTACGGCATCTTCGGCGTCGCGTCGCTCATGTCGTCCTGCCCCCGAGGATGTGCGGGACCGAGGCGGACCCGCTCGTGTCGCACGCCCCGTCACTGAGTAGTCGGGCGGCGTAGCTCACCATGTCCACCGCGTCGTCGTGGTCGTCCCTTTTATCGTCGCCGGTGAAGCGGTACAACTCGCTCTCCACGTCGTCGAGCGGCATCCCCGGCCGCAGCCCGGGCGGCGGGAACCAGATCCGCCCGGCCTGGGCGTAGTTGGTCGCCTGCGTGGCCCGCACCAGCTTGTCGGTGCCCAGCGGCAGCAGGCGGGTGACCGCCATCCGGGTGCGGGCGGCCAACTGGTACACCCCGTCGTTGGCGGCCACGCCCTCGATCCCCAGGTAGCTCAACTGCCACTTGCGGTAGAACGCTTCGAGCCGGGGCGGGATGTCCGGGATGCCGGCCTGGAACCGGTCGGCGTCGAGGAGCACGAGTTCGTTTTGCGGGGTGACGAGCCAGGCCCCGACGACGGTGTAGTCCGCGCTGGTCTTCGCCGAGGCGGCCGGGTCGCACGTCCCGAACCGCAGGCAGTCCCAGACGCGGTAAACCCGCTCGGCCTCCTCCCCCGGCCGGCGGAGGACGAGGTACTCGCCCCGCTGGTCGTACCGGTGCAGGAACCACTCCGGCTTGAACCGCCCGCCCTCGACCGCGTCCCAGTTCCCCCGCTTGATCTGGTCGCGGGTCAGCGCGTCGGTGTTCTCCAGGCTCTCCTCGTACCCCTCCCGGTCGAGGCTGGGGTTGTCGTCCATCGTCGCCGGGACGAACACCCGCCGCCGGTCCCGGGTGCGGGCGTCCACGAACCGCTTCTTGACCCAGTCGTGCCCGGGCCCGCCCGGGTTCGAGGCGCTCCGCATCCGGAGCGGGACGTCGACCCCGGCCCGCCGGCGGAGGCGGGTGAACAGGAACGTGTACTGGCTCTCCGAGAAGTCGGTCAACTCGTCGAACGCGATGTACTGGAACTCGGCGGACCGGTACCGGAACTTGTCGCGCTCGGCGTCGACGTAGCCGAAGGTGATCGTGGCCCCGCCCGGGAACGTCCACCGTTTCTTGGTCTCGTTCCACTCGGCGGCGGTGCCGGCCAGGTACTCCTGGCTGCGGTGCATCAGCGACTGGGGCAGGGCGAGGTCGGCGTAGGTCCGGCGGAGGATGAGGGCGGCGTACCCGGGGACGGTCACGTACTGCAGCGCGGCGAACCAGATGGCCTGGGATTTCCCGCCGCCGCCGGCGCCGCCGTAGAACACCTCGCGGGTGTCGGCGTGCAGCAGGAACTGCTGCTGCTTGGGGTGGGGGTCATACCCCAGCCCGCCGATCCACGGGTTCCCCGGCACCGTCCGGGAGTACGTCGCCAGGGCACGGGAGGCCGAGGTCGCGGAGGAACCCAGCGACGGCGGCGGGGGCGGGGAGCACGTTGACGACGTTGACGTTGACATTTCCCGCCGGTGCCGGGCTGGCACCCCCCGAGGAGTCCTTCCCGGCCCACACCCCGGGTTCCGTGTCCGCCAGACTGGCCAGCGCCCTTCCCTTGTCCCACAGCTTGATCTTGGTGGTCCGGACCACCACTTCGGACCCCGGCACCCCCCGCTCCTCGACCTCGACGGCGGCCAGGGCGGCGGCCGTGTCCTCGTCCAGGTCGACCACTGATTTCGGGGACCCGTCGGGCTTGAAGAACCGCCGCGGGTCGACGAAGGCGAGGCGGGCCATCTCCAGGCGGATCCGGTCGCGGGTGATCTCGATGCCCCGGACCCGCTCGGCCCGGGCGGTGTCGGCGGCCTCCCGGGCGGGGCGGAGGAGTTGTTGCACGCTACCACGTGCTAACAATCGGGCCGCGGCGGCGCGGGCCGCCCGGGCGTCGGTCTGGCCGTAAGCCTCCATGTACGCCTGTGTTGCGTTGGGCTGTCCGCCCGCAACACTGAGTTGGTACAACTCGACGAACCGGAGTTGCTTGGGGTTGAGGTCTGCCATGCGTGGAGTGTGCGGGTTACGCGGCCCTGGTCGGAGGTGAGCGCGATGTGGGTGGTGGAGGTACTGGACGAGGAGACCGGCGGGTACGAGCTGTGGGCGTCGTTCCCGGCCGACGCGATGGGGCGGGCCGAGGAACTGATGTCCGAGGCGATGGCCGCCGAGCCGGGGCGGGAGTTCCGCCTGCGACTGGTCCCGGCGGCCGCCCCGCCCCCGCCGGATTAATCCCTTTTTGGTGTTGACACCGGTGAGCCACCGGTGTTATATCCTATCAGACGAGTGGGGAGGGCGTGGCGGCAACCACCCCTCCCCGTGGACACCCCCAACCGAGTGAGGGCATCATGGACAAGGTTATCGTCAACCCGACCGCCGAACAACTCCGGGACCTGTTCCACGCCGCGACCGTGGAGGCCAACGGTAGGGCCCGCACCCGGACCATTGATACGAACTCCATCACCTGCGACTTCCGCTGCATGAATGTCGGCGGGAGTCCGAGCGGGGCGCGCGAGACGAACGGCGGCGGCGTCGCCAACTCCTACGGGTATGCGGCCGAGACGAGCGTCCTGGAGTACGCGTGGTTCACCGACGCGGCCGGGGCCAAGCACGTGCGGGTGGTGTCGGCCCGCGTCCGCGTGAGCGGCCGGCACGTCAGCACGATCCTCCCCGGCACCCGCACCCAGCAGCAAAAACTCATTGACGCCGGCGCGGAGTTCGCCCTCGTGTACGGCGACCTGTTCGCCGCATACGCGGGCCGCGTCGCCGGGGCGGAGGGGTTCTCGCGGAGGCTGAAGAAGGACCCGACCGACTCCGTGACGTGGCTGGCCCTGGCCGACTGGCTGGCCGACCGCGACCTCCCCGCCAACCACCTGTTGCAGACGCCGGCCGACGCCGACACGGCCGCCCGCATCCGCGGCGTCTTTCTCGCCCCCGTCACCGCCTGACCCGGGGTGCCGCGTGGGGCGCAAGAAGTCGACCCGTCCGGCCGTCGACCTGTCCGGCCGGACGTTCCACCGCTGGACAGTCGTCCGGTTCGACGCCCGCCGCGGCGGCCGCCGCTGGTGGGTCTGCCGGTGCGCGTGCGGGACCGAGCGGCCGGTCCGCGAAGACAACCTCCGGGCCGCGGTCAGGCCGTCGC